TACATTTATAATACCTACACGATCTAGGTCTATACCACGAGACTCTAGTAATCCTTTTGTAATTGCAGATTCTGTGTCAAAATACATGACACCACCGTCAGGATGTTTGTCTAAGAAATTCTTGACAATGGCAAGAGAGAAGTAGGTTTTTCCAGTTGATGTTTCTCCAGCAATAGCTGTGATCTTATTACCACTGACACCACCGAACACACTACCGCTAACAAGAGCGTTGAGTATGTGAGAACCCGTGTCAACCGTTCTCTCCGTATCATCGATTTTGTTCGCAACCGTGGCGTAATCATCTCCAATCTCCTTGATGACGTCTTTCAAAAAATCCATTAGTTTTTATTAGGATAATAAACCTCGACATGTGATTCGCATTTAGGACATGAGAGTATGGAGACGATAGAATATTCGTCTTCACATCCAAAGTCTTCGCCATTGAAATCTGAACCCCATATGAGTTCAGTTTTGCAGTGCCAACAATTCATATGCCGAGAAGTTTACGTTGTCTTTCAAAGTATCCGTGGAGAATCCATGAACTACTGTTCATTTTATCTGTACCACCGATACCCCATTCAAACTTAACTCTATCATTGTTTTCGTATTTGTCAAGTTCAGGAGTGTTCCCCTTACCTCTGTCTCCACCATTGCAGAAGATAACCTCTTGAGATATCTCAAGACACTTTGCTATCGCACCGCATGCAGAATCGTCAGCATCGTCCCATGATACCACAGCGTCAACCATATTAAGATGTCTTACTATATTTGCTCTCTCAGTCCAACTTTGAAAGTATTGTCCTTTCTTTCTAGTCAACCATGGATCACCATTCAACCCTACCACTAGGTAGTTTGATAGATCTTTTGCTCGTTCAAAATAACTTATGTGACCACTGTGGATGGGATCAAACCCACCCGTGACCAAACTCACTTTTTCAAAAAACATTATGCCTTAGGATATAATCTATCTATCTTCTCTTTTTGAATACGTTTTTTATTTCTTCTTGCTTCTATTGCTTCATCGTACCAAACAACTGGCCAACTATTCGAGGGGTGATACAGTGCATATGCAAATTTAGGATTATGCTTAAGACTTAGTACATCCAATAACATTGGAAGTCTCCCTTTACCAGTTGCTCCATAGAATTTCATGCTACGATCCCGTGTTTTTCTCTGAGTATTTTCTTATAAGGTAACCCCTGATCGTTGTACTCTTTTACTAGCATCAGTTTCTCATACAAATCATTGCATTTGTCTTCTGATTTTCTACATTTCCAAAGAGCAGTTACAATGTAATCAAACTCTTCTTTATCAATAGGTAAATCCATACTGTATAGGGGTAATGAACTACTACAAGGCAGTTGTTCTGTGTGCTCTTATTATACCATCAAGTAAAAAAACTTTCAAGAGTTGCATGTCTCTCAACAGACCATCCAATAGCATCTAATACTGCCTTTAGTGGTTCGACAAATGATTTGTCAAACATCAAAGTATAATCGATGTACTGATTGAGTCCTAATTCTGTAGGCAACTCACCCATAAAAGAGATAACATTTTCTCTGATAGGGTTTGGTTTTGAAAGGTAACAAAATTTGATTTTGTCGCCATTGTTTATGTAACTATATTTAGATTCCAACACATTCTTCTTGACGTAGTGATTATGTAGTAAAGCCCCCCTCACATGGATGGGTGTACCCTTAGAATAGATGGAAAAATTGCTATGATATTTGTCTACATTATTACATGATCTAGGGAAGGCAATGAGACTAGGATCCATCTTCTTGAAGTCACTCCTCATCTTATCAATGTAGTTGATAACATCATCTTCTGTACCACCCATGATAAGTTTGAGAGCATCTTTGATCATGGTTCTACATGGTGCAGGGGTAGATGATTTGACTGCTTCAATACCCATGATCTTCAACTTAGGTTCAGCAAATCTGACACCTTCTATGTCCCATGCGTTTAGAATATATCTCTTCTTCGCTGTCCATATACCACGTTCAGCAATAGTCTCCCGTTTCATGAACATCTTCTGCTCGTAAGCGTTTACGTAGTTTGCCAACGCTTCATAAGAACTCGAAATATACTTTTCAAATTCCACCTCACAGATCTTATCAAGGAACGAGACAATGCCTTCAGTAGTTTTCTCTCTCCCCTTGTATACAGCCTCGACCAGAGGACCCATATGAAGATAAATGGAATCGGTATCAGAAGCAATAACATAATCAACCTCCTGTGTTTTCAATAATTTGTTCATGTATTTGTTCATTCTATTCTCGATCCAGCGAATAGAAAACTGACCGCCTAGCGTGATTGCTTCAGCGTTCTCTAACTTATAATAGCGAAAGTAATTATTACCTATCGCACCATAAGCAGAGTTCAATTGTATCTTCTTTGCCATCTGAATATTGTTACATCTTGAAATCTCTCGTTCCAATTCTTTAGTGGGATTCTTCTCGTATGCTTTCTTTGCTTTGATCATCTTCTTCTTGAAGACTACACGTTCACTATAAATTTTATCCATCAACTTAGGTAAGAATCCCTGCTTCTCTGTGGTAAACATAGCACCATTAGGACAGACAGTAACACCTTCTAGTTCAGATAGATCTACCTCTTCATTCAGTAACTTATCAACACTAACATTAGGATACCTCTCATCTAAGAGCGTCTCAGGACTAATATTATACTGCATGATAAGATGAGGATATAGACTGTTGAGGTCAAAACTGACAACCCAATCATATATGCCCGGTTTAGGTTCTTTAACATATGCACCTGCATACTTCTCGCTTTTTGATTCGTCTTTCTTCGGAGGTATAACGATCCCCTTGCGTTTGAGGTCATTGTAAATGATCATATCCCACATTCTAACCTGATAAAACACGTCTGTAAAGTTCACCTTGGCATCATATGCCATAGTGACAGCGAGTTCAATCAACTTCATCTTCTCCTCTAAGGCATCAACAAGTCTAACGTCTTGGATGTTGTAGTCTACAAACTTATTCCATGCTTTAGTATAAAAATCTTTGAAGGTGTCAAACTCTGAGTGATCTAACTTTTTCTTACCAAGTTCTACCTCACCAATGTAGTCTAGTTTGTATGACTCCTGTGCTTTGTATGTAAACTTACGATATAAGTCAAGATAATCCAGTACAGTTACACCACCAATATCATATACAGTATGTGCTCTACCCATTAGATAAATCTCTTCATGAGTTACAAGTCCCCATGGTGATAACTTCTTACATGCCTTCTCACCTAGAACTCTAGTAATTCTCTTAGCAAGATATGCGATATCGTATAACTGACAGTTCCATCCTGTCACAACCTCAGGTGGATCATGTGACCAGAACTTTATAAAGTGCTGGAGCATGTCGTACTCATCATTACATTGAACATACTTGACCATAGGATCATTATGATGATAAGGACCTACACCAAATGTCAGTATCCTCTTGGTAGCATAGTCTTGTAAGGTAATACAAAGCATCTCTTCATCGCATGCTTGTACCGTAGGGAATCCTTTCTCAGACTTTACCTCAATATCAATCGTAACAAGTTTGATCTTACTGATGTCGAATTCTATTTCTTTTTCTGGATACTTATCTGAAATATACTGGTAGATATATCTGTTGTTACCGTAGATATCAAATCCCTTGACCTCACCATGTGTCTTATAGAACTCACGACACTCTCTAACTGTGCCAGGTTTTATACTCTGGACATACTTACCGTCTAGTGTTTTGTATTTGGTTCTCTTTTTTGATGGAACGAATAGAGTTGGTGAATACTGTTCTCTAGTTGTGAATGACTTTCCGTTCTCATATCCTCTGACCAGAAAATCGTTACCGACCATCTGAACGTTAGTGTAATATCTCATGCAGCAATTGTAGCAGAGATTGTCTCTCCTTTCAACTCCCTCTCACGTTTTCTGAATAGATGAACAAAATTATTGTACATATACTGTATCTCTTCCTTGTTCATGTATGGTCTAGGCATATCCAAGTAAGTTCCTTGGTCATCACTTCTCATTTCTACAATCAAATCGTTAGGTACAAACCCTGCTTCTACACACATGTCTCTCATAGGTGTACCATGATAGGGAGTGTATATAAATGCGTTAGTGTCATTACAATTCAGTCTTGCTGCTAACTCAATTGACTGTAGACAATTTTCCATAGTCTCATATGGATATCCTATTATAAAATTACATGTGGTAGAAAGACCGGCATCATTTGCTATTCTAAATGCTTCTATTGCTCTGTCATTTTCATATACTCTACCAATAACATCTCTACGGAACTTTGGATCTCCATGCTCAACACCCATGTTCAGTTTCAAACAACCTAACTCTTTCAATGTTCTTGCTTGATGCTCTGTTAGTAACTCAGGTCTAGTCTGTGTGAAGAATGGTAGTTGGTATTTACTATACATCTTTGCCCACTCATCAAACTTCTTCTTAGACATGGTAAGAAAAGTGTCTGTAACAATCCATAGAACTTCTATGTCGTGTTTGTCTATAAGATCTATTATCTCTGCTTCTTGATGCTCAACAGTCCTGTGTCTGAAGAATAAACTGTCTGTCTCCTCTTTGTATAGACTTGCATTTGACGGTGAGTTGCAGAACTTACACTTGAAAGGACACCCACGTTGTGTTTCTACTGTAGCAATCTTTATTATCTCACCTTGAAATGGTCTATACAATGATCTCTCATCAAATATCTCATGGTCTGTGACAGGTAATGTATTCACATTGATAGCAGGTCTCATTGGATTAGGATGAACATTTGCTAAATGATGTCCTGTCTTACCTTCACTAATAAGATCCATCAACTCTGGTAAAAGTTCATCTCCTTCTCCTCTACAGATGTAATCACACTTACCCTCAAATGCTTGAGGAAAATATGTGCAAAATACACCACCACATATATTGATAAACTTCCTATCAGATATCTTCTCCATGAATTTCTTCCAGAGATAGAATGTGTCTTCTACTATAGAGGATATAATAACATCGGGTTCAAAATCCAATACCATATTTCTGAACGCTGTGTACATATCAACATCTTCTAGTTCTAGTTTGATATCATCCCTCTTCCATTCATAGTCAGGGAACATACCTCTCTTCTGTCTGTCTCTATCTCTATTACCACCTGCCTTTCCTTCGTCTCTTAGTTGTTGATCCACTGGATACCATGTGGCATCAAACAATTTCATATCATGATAACCTGCTCTCTTCAAGCATGCACTAAGGATTGCTATACCACCTGGTGGTGTAACCCTCATATGTTGATTGGGATATAACCAGAGTATCTTAAGATTTTTTGATTTCAACATTCTTAGGAGCAGTTAGACTTTGATACTTGTCTAATTGTGATGTATCTGGATCTATTATAGTAAGAAAACTATCTGATGACACCATGATTTCTTTTTGCATGGTGAAGTTTGGCCATGACTCCATAAAATCACCCTTCAACTCGAATGGGTCTGTGAGTTTGCAATCAGGTTCGCCAGGTACTACTGCTGGAACTTCTTCTAATCTTGAGATCAGAACCAAATCGTTTTTAAATAATATAATTTTTATCATTGTAAGGATAGACTCTTGTTTTTCAATTGTAGCACAGAACTACGTACTTTGTCTATATATCCACTGTTTCTTAATTCTTTGAACACAAGATTCTCGAATCCGTATTCACCATACTGATCCAATGATGATGACCTTGCCATCCTTAGCTTCTTTACTATAGACTTCAATGCCTCTGGTTTATTAGACTTTATCAATGTATCTATCTTGTTCTTCAGATTAGATGTTTTCTTTTCTAGTTCGTTCTCGTCAAAATCATCTTCAAACTTTGTTGGTTCCTGTATCCAGTACCCTTTCAATACACTATACACACCCTGACACTTCTTTCGTGTGACACCTGGTCTCTCAATGTATGGTTCTACTGGAACACCAAAGATCTTTACATCATGAGTCAGTTCCCATAATGTTTTCTTATCCATGTAGTAGTCATCAAGAAATAAAGGATCGCACTTTGGAATATAATTTGTATCTACGACTAAATGCACATCAATATCAGAATATTTTGTGTAGTTATACCCTGCATTACCACCTAACATAAGTACGTCAACGATTGCTCTGTCATCTAGATCAACATAATCAGCAAATGCTGTGGCAAAGTTCATAAGAGTCTTACGAACCTGCGGTCTCAACGTACCACCTATCCAAAACTTATCATTTAGTTCATCCCTAAAACGCAAAGTCAGACCTGCGGTTTCCCGTAGATCTGACGCTTTTATATGATGCAAGACTTTCTTGTACACTCAATAC